ATAGTTTTGTATAGAATTAAATCTATCTGAAGCAACTAACCCAGGTCTTATATTTGAATTTCTTAGATAACATCTAATTGTATTACCTAAATCTCCATCAAATACCCAGTTTTCACTTCCATTTATAATAAACTCCATGCATTTCTTACGATAATAAATTTTACCATTTGAATGTTTTTCGATTATATCTTTTACTCCTTCATATATCCCCCTTAAAATAGGTTTTTTCCATACCTTATCTCTAGAATCATAATATAAAATATTTCTTTTACTTTCTTCATGTGGAATATAACTCGGAGTTTTTTTATTAATACTAAGTTCTATATTTCTAACTTTGATATGGTTATTATCAACCTTTATAAATTCACATCCTTTAAAAAAGGAAGTATTTAAGAAGCCTATTTGTTCAACAGGAATTAAAACTTTATCGTCCTTAACATCTCCATTTAATCCAATTAAAAATCTCCAATTTCTTAAATCAAACTTAGATAAATCTAAAGTTATATTCGGGCTCATATCTGTTATTTGTTTATAGCTTTCATCAACAAACCCCATAAATAAGTCACATTTATTATTACCAGTCGTTCTAAAATGGTAATATCCATCAGCTTCAAGTCTAGAACTTAATAATTTTTCATCAAATAAATTTAAATTACAGTTCTTTAGTACTATATTGTCTACTCCATCTCCAACTGATTTAATGCCTTCAAAATAGCCACCTATTTTTTCATTCCCTTCAACTAGAACAATCTTTACATTTTTTACATCATCCAAAGTAAACTTTTGATCTCCGTTTGGGTATAGATGAAGAAATGAATTTCCTATTTCTAGTAGAGATGTAAAAGTACCTTCTGGACTTTTAGTTATTTTTGGAGCCGTTAAATGAAACCAATGAGAATTACATTTTTGAGGTAATCCAAATATCTTATAACTGTATTCGGTATTAGGTTTTATTGGTAAATCACTTAAATAAATTGAGTAATAAGCATTTACACCTAGTTTTTCTCCACTCCCTCCTAGAACCCATTTAGAAGGATTTAAAGGTATTATATTAAAAAATGTTTTGCCAGTTAACTTTAAATTTTGTATAAATCCATTTGAGCTTTCTGATACAACATTATTTCCAGTTACCTTTTTACCACCGTTATCAACTATATTAGTAGCTTGCTCTAAAACTCTTTCAAGTCCTTTTATATTAACTTTAGCTTCTGTATTTTGTCCCTCTAGTTTATCTTTATTTGCTACTAAATCCTCTAGCTCAGAAAGGTCTTGTTTAAACTTATCAAGTTCTTTTTTAGCTTGTCCAACATACCTATCAAGTTTTTCTAAAGTACATATATCTGTAATAGATTCTATAGCCTTATCAGAGCCTACTTTTTCTCTTACTTCAAATAAAAATGTAGCTGTTGTTACTTGTCCACTTGTTGACCTTAATTCTAATTCAGCATAAGTTAATCCAGCACTTGTTAATGCTTGATTTTTTACATTTATTTTAACTTCATCATCTTGAATAGTTATATTATCTTCTTGATATACTATAGTTCCATCTGCTTTTTTTACAAACATTTTAATTTTTTCATTTTCAAAATGATAAGGAATCCCATTTTTATATAAAGTTGCATAAAAAATAGCAGTGTCATACTGCTTCAATCTAAATTTAGGTATATGATCTTCCCTTTCTATGTCCAGCTTAAAATGAAAGTTATTTACTGCCATCATTATCACCTTCTTTTTCTGTATATAATCTCCAATACTCTTTATTTTCGATAATATCACTATTTAAATTATTTTCTTTTAAAGCATCTAGAAATACTTCTTTATTTCTTTCTTCTTCAAATCCTTGTCTTTTAGCTGTTACAACATATTTAAAGGTAAAATCTTTTCTATCTGATTCAACTATAAAATAATCTTTTGTTTGTTCTTTTATTCGATAATCTCCCCAGTTTTGTTTTATTATCTCTACTGTATAATCTAAATCAAGGTTAACACTATCTTTAAATATATTATCTAATATAACTACTCTTTCATATGTAACTTTATCATCATGTTTAACTTCTTCTACAGTTAATAAATGCATACTTCTATCTGTTAAATAACTTTCGCAATCCTCTACACTATAGAATAATCTTTCTCCATAATGTTTAGTTTTTTGAACACAGTTTTTATTTCCATTTACAGTTAAATCTCCATTAACATGAAAAGGTCTGTCACTTTGTATTGTATTCGCTACTGTAGTATAAAAAATATCGTCTCCATCTTGCCAAAATGCAAATCCCCTAGGATTAAAAGTTGCATACTTATATCCATCTTTTTTGCAAAAATAAGTTTCATCATGACTAGAATTAAAATATGTCTTGCCAGTATCTAAATCATATAGAGAAAGATTGTTATTTCCTAATTTCATTTTCCATTTAAGATTACTTCCAACAACGCCCCAATAATTAGTTGCTTTATTTATAAAATTATTACCATCAGTAGATCTATATATTTCATTTAAACCATCTTTATCTAAAATTAAATTCCATCCATTCATACACATTTTTTCACAAATCATAATAGGATAGGGAGCATTTCCTGTTAAATTATATTTATCGAATTTTATATAAAAAGGGTATGAATCAAAAGTATCTTTAGATTCATAAGCTATTCCAGAATAACCATCAGTTGAATTCGATAAAATTAATCCTGGAATTTCAGTACCTTTTATTCTTGCTGAAAAAATTTCTCCTATATGTTTACCTATCCCATCCCAGTCGTAAAATTTCATTTTATTTCCAGCTAACTCTATTGATCTAATTCCATTTTTTAAAAAGTTTACTCCATTTGTACCAGATAAATCAATTTGTAAGCTTCCATCCCTATTTTGAATCATTATTGTACTAAGTATACCAGTTGCTATTAAACTAGCGTTTATAACTCCATTTATTGTAAATCCATAACTATATTTTCCATAATATCCAGTTTTACTAAATCCTACAATTTGTTGTATTCTAGGCTCTTTATCCTAGACTTCTCCACTTTTCAATGGAGTATCGGACTATATCTTCACCCTCGTCTTTACGTTAGGGTGTTCGGCGCTCGTGGGAGAGATTATCGTTTGTCTACTCACTCTCCTAGTCTCTAAACCTTCTAACTACTTTAATGACTTTCATTAGCTTGGCTTGGGATTGTCATATTAATACCTTTATTACTTATAAATTCTATAAATTGTTCTCTTGTATTATTCCCATTACCATATTTCCTATGGAATTCTTTATGACAAGTCTCACATAATGTTACACCATTGTTGGGATTTGTTCTATTTTCCTTGTCCCAATTATACGAATTAAGGTGGTGTGCTACTAAGTTTCCACCCTTATCATCACCACAACATTCACATTTAAAACCATCTCTCCTGAAAACATTCAATACAAAAGCCTTATATCCAGGCATACATCTTTTACCTTCTCTCTCATCTTCTGTTAAATCTTCTTTCCAATGAGGACTATTTTCTCCTCTTATTGAGAGTAAAATCTTTCCGTATACTGGGTTATTTTCACCTCTAAGATGAATGCTATTGTATTCTCCAAAACATTCCTTAGAGCAAAAATGGTTATTATGAGTGTTAATCTTATATCTACTTCTTGAAATAGTTTTATTACAGTTAGAACACTTAACTTTTTGTTGAGAATAATTAAAGTGTTCTTCGCCTTTAATAGTTTTCATATAATTATTTGAGCACTCAACAGAGCAGAAATTATTTTTATTTTTAGCTACCTTACTTTTCTTTCTATCGAATAATGCGCCACAGAAATCACATTCTACTTTATCTCTATTTTTATGTCCTTCTCCTGCACATTGTAAGCTACAATATTTACTATCTTTTTTATGTGTTTTATATTTTTTACCACATATTTCACATTCATTTTCCCACTTTGCATTTCTTTCTTTCGAACATACTTTACACACACCAGTATGTCCATCTTTTGATGATTTTCTTTTGTGAAACTCATTTATACTTTTTTCTATATTACATTTTGAACATTTTTTTACATCTGACATAATGCTAGTACCTTTCTATTTAATCTTGATTTCATTATGTCATTTATAGAATTTTTTGTAAATAATTATTCTTATATTAACTTAGATTTCCCCAAGTTCACCGAATATTTTTTTGAAGGATATTTCTATCCAACCGACCTATTATTTAAGCCATTTTTATTTAATCTACAAACATTTTGAGCTAAATTTAAATCCTTATTGTCAGCTATTATAATTTCATTTTGTCTAGGAATTACGTAACTGTCTTTAATACCTGAATTTATCATACTTTGGATAATATCTTGTACGTTATTATTTTTAGTATCTTTTATTATAGAGTTTAGCTCTGCTAATATATCAGAAGTAGTTATAGACTTTTGACTTATATCTGTATTTGACAATTCAATTTCTATAGTTCTTTGTCTTAAAATATCATATTTCTTTCTAATACATCTAACATTAACATGTACTTTATGTTTTTCTTCATATACATTAATTGTATCGCCTAAATAGACTCTTTCAGCTTGAACATAGTTTTTATATTCTTCTGTGTATTCAAGTTGTACAAAATTAATTTTATATGACGCTCTTAATTCATCTATATGTTTTTGTGTAAACTCTAACTTTGCTAATCTCTTAAGTTCTTCTTGTGCTTCTTTAAGTGTTTTAAATCCTTCATCTGGGTTTTTTTCGTCTCTTAATTTCACAGATTCATATTTAATTTCTTTTGTCTTAATAGCACTATATTTCTTTATAAGAGGACTATCTATATACCCGTCTATAGTTATACCATCAAATCCAGTTGGCTTAATTCTAGTACATACATTATCTATATCTGTTTTAGCTTCAAATCCAGTTAGATTTTTTCTAGAACGTATTTGAACACCTCTATCTGCTCCTATTCTATTGTTTATAGAAGCAGTGTACCCTCTTCTTAAGGTCTCTCCACCCCATCTATTTATAAAAGATTGATCACAATCATATATAGCTTGATATACATTCATTTTCATATAATAAGCTGTGTTAATCTTTTCTATATCTGAAAAAAGTTGTATATCTTTTTTACCTATTGATTTTTGTCTTAATATTGATAATGCACCTTGCCCACTAGTATCTGTTGGTCTAGTATCCTCAATCCACATATCAAGCATTTCAGATATTGTAATTTGCCTAGCAAATGCTTTTACATCTCTACTACTTCTATTTACTTTAGCTATTCTAAAATATTCATTTCCATAGTCTAACTGGACCTTAATAATAGCTTCCTCAATTAAAGATTCATGAAGTCCTTCTTTATCTATCAAAGAAACTAAATCTAAATAATACTCACCAGTTAAAAGATGTTCATCTGTTTTAGCATCTATTATTATATTATCAAGTATCTTATCTCCATTTGAGTAAACAACCTCATCTGGTTTTGCATTTTGATTAAAGATACATACTTTTACTATTTTTCTATTACTCATAATATATATACTCCTATTTAAATGCTGTCCTTGGTAGTATCTCAATTTTAGATACATTACCTACCCAACTAATTTTATTATCACCTCTTGTTAATACGAAGAAATGTCCAATCATATCTCTAGTTTTGCTTAACCTATCTTTGTCTGTGCACTCTAAAAGCTTACTATCTAACTCAACATAATCATTAATATTATTGATTATAATGGTATTTGAGTTTATAGTAAGCTGTACATTACCTTGACCATATATTTTTATATTGCATTCTCCTGGTACTGTTCCTAAGTAGAATATATTAGTAGATGAATTTAAAACTATAGGTATTTCATTTGCTAAATATCTAAATGGATCACATATAAATTCTATTTCTATTGAACACATATGCATTGTAGACTCTGTCTTTTTAGAAACACTTTTTATTAGATATTTAAAGTTACAGTTTGTAAAACAAATTAATTCTTTACCTATAGAATTATCAATCCATTCTTCAACATCAAATATTCTACTATAAAAGCTTTCAAGAGATTCCTTTGATCTACGTTTTAAGTCAAATCCAAAATGTAACTTTCTATCTGGATAAGTACCTTTTCTTTCTGTTAGGGTCCCACTTCTACCTTCTACTGGAGTATGCTCTACATCTTCATTTATACTTTCTACATCAATTAAATACATATGCAATCCTAAACTATAGAAAGAGTTTATACCATCTATTTGAATATATGCTTTAATAAGTATCACCCCCATAATCTAAAAAGGAATCCTTAATATGCAAATTTAGGATTCCTTTGTTCATTACTATCTAAAGAATTTTTTATTAATTCGGCTTTAGAGTAAAGAAGTTCATTACTATCTAAGTAAATCTTTGGATCAAGAGATTTTAAAGTTTTATTTAAAGATGAAATAACTCCTGAAACATCTGATTGATTATTTTTATCATTATTTTTTTCTATAATATCAAAATTACTCTTTGATAAAATGGAACTTCCTAAAGAAATAGATTCATATTGTACTTTAGCTTTCATGTCAGAAACAAGTCCATGTACTTTACCTTTAAACTTTTCTTGCATCTTTGGGAATTGTTTAGACATACCAACTTCAGTACCCTCTACAGTATATTTACCTATAGGAATCATTTTTCTAGCTGGAGAATGGATTCCTAAAGCCGATTTTGCACCATCAACTATTCCACCAAAAAAATCATGAATTTTACTTTTAAACCATCCTGCTGCTCCTGTTATACCATTCCATACTCCATGAACTATATTTCTACCAATAGAAATCATCTTTCCAGGTATAGATTTAACAGTATCAACAACAGCATGTACTAATCTTAAAGCTGCATTTTTTCCAGTATTCCAAAGGTTACTTCCCCAAGCTGCTACTTTAGATACAGCATTACAAAGCCAAGTCCATATTTTCCCCGGTAGCTGGCATATATAGTTTATACAATCTGAAACAAATTGACTGGCTATAGCTTTAGCCCTAGTCCACATTTGAGACCCCCAAGCAGAAACTTTATTTATTGTTATACATAACCAATTCCATATTTTTCCTGGTAACTGACATATATAATTTATACAATCTGAAATAAATTGGCTAGCTATAGTTGTAGCTTTATCCCACATCTCAGAACCCCAGGCAGCCACTTTATTTATTGAATCACACAACCAAGTCCATATTTTACCTGGAAGTTCTGAGAACCATGTTCCTACATTGTTAATCCAAATTGGTACATTAGTCATTAAATAATTCCAAACTCCAACTCCCCACATAATAATTTTAGTTACTACAAAACCTAAAGCAAAACCTATTTTATATGGTAACTCATTAAACCAATTAAAAATATTAGTAATCCATGAAGGAATTGTTACTACAAAAAAATTCCATACATTAGTACCCCATGTTTGTATTGTAAGTAATGCATTAGTTGCAAAGTTAATTACAGAAGTTTTCATATTATTAAAACCATTTACAAAAAACATCTTTATATTATTTACTAAGTTATTTATAAAATTTCTAAAACCATCACAGTGCTTATAAGCTAACATAAAAGCCCCAGCAAATGGATTAACTATAAATAATAATATTTCTTTCCAATCAGATTTAAAAAAATTAATTATGCTATTAAATGCATTTGGTATTGTATCAGTAAAAAATGTACATATTGAATTCCAGGCTGTAATACAAGCATTTTTTACAGCATCCCATAATCCAATCCAAAAGTTTCTAAAGCTTTCAGATGTATTCCAAAAATAAATAAACGCTGCTACTAAAGCTCCTATTGCCATAACTAATAAACCTATAGGGTTCATTGCCATTACAGCATTCCAAGCCTCTTGTGCTAAAGCAGCTAAAGTAACTTTTCCAGTAAGTAAAGCAACAACTGTTTCTCCTATAGTCAACATTCCATTAAATGCTCCTTGTGCTATAGTAGCTCCTTCGGCATTCATTGAAAATAAAGCTATTGCTAATTGAGCCTCTTGAAATGCAGAAACAATGCCTTTTACAATCATAAACCCTTTAAATGCTAACACAGCTCCACCAATGGTTGTTGCTAAAAATGAAATAGGTCCAATGTTAGATGCTATCCATCCCCCAAAATTTAAAAGAGCTGGTATAACAACTGTAGTTAATACATTAGCTATACTTGTAAAAAAATCTACTAAAGGTTTTAACTGTGGGAACATAGTGCTTATTGCATTTCCTATACCTTCTTTACCAACTAAGGTAGTAAACTCTTCTAGTTTAGGCATTAAGCCTTGTAAATTCTCTTTCATTTTATCAAATATAGGCTTAGCTAGTGCTCCAGCTAACATTGATAAGTTATCTTCTAATGTTGACATCATACCTGAAAAAGTTTTTGATTGATTTTCCATGGCTCCAGTTGTATGACTTGCGATACTATCTATTGCTTTATTATAAACATCAGCTGTAACCTTACCTTCACTAGCTAGTTTTTTAACCTGTGAAACAGGAACTCCCATAACTTCGGCTAATGCCTTAAATATTGGAATACCTCTATCTTGAAGTATATTTAAATCTTCAGTATATGCAACTTGTGCTTGTTGAACTTGAGAATACTGTCTAACCATTTCTTTTAAACTATCTTCCTGTATACCAAAAGCTGAACCCATATTACCAAACTTAGTTAATTGATCAAACAGTGCTTTCCCATGAAATCCAGCATTGGTTAATTGTTTGGCCATTGCATCGACTCCCATTTTACTAAAAGGAGTTTCAGCTGCATATTTTTCAATATCTTTCATCATCTGAGATGCTTTTGATTGACTTCCTAAAATAGTAGCCCATGCAACTTGTGCTTGTTCTGACATAGCATTATAACTAATTCCAGTTTTAACAACTTCAGTAGCATAATCTTTAACTTTATCTAATATAAATAAGCCACCTAGAGCAGTTGCACATTTTTTTGCAATAGATGATATAGAATTTATATTTCCTCTTACTTCATTTGTTCCTAGTCTACTACTACCTTCTATTTCACTCCAAGCTCTTTTCCAAGCTTGAGAAGAACTCATTCCAGCTCTTTTATATTCATTAGCTAATCTATTAGCTTCTTGATATAGTTCTCTAGTTCCTCTTCTTGCTCCAGAACTATCTATCCTGGTATCAATTACAATAGTTCCATCTGACATATATCACCCTCCTTTCATTTGAATTTAGGTATAAAAAAGTACCTACTATTTTTAAGTAAGTACATCAAGATCTAATACTCCATCCCCCATTAATATTTTAGCAATTTCATCTTCTTTTTCTTTTTGCTCTTTATCTATATACTCAGGAAGTTTATATATTTGTTTCATCTTTTTATAAAATGCTTTTTCTTCTTTATCCTTTATTTTAGATAAATCAGATGCTCTATATTTCATTATTTCACAAATCTTATTATCTTCTTTTAAAGATTCAAACATTGCTTTAAATTTCCACCAATGTAAATCGTTTATATCTTGTAAATCTATATTATACTGGCTTAAAAAAGCACTATAGATATAACTATCATCATATTCATAAGAATATACTCTCTCTACCTTAGAATGGCTATTTTTAGTATTTTTATCTTTATTCTCATTTTCTTTGCCGCAACTATAAAACCATAATATTTTATGTATAGCGTCTTCAAAGTATCTTTCTGGTGGCATTGAAGGGTAATACAACTCTAAAGCCTGAATACATTTAAATTCATCAGAAATAGAATCATCATACATCAACAATTCAAATAAAATAGATGTACGAAAATCTGAATTAATTTTGTACATCTTCTTTCCTATTTCTACTTTTGTAGGTAGTAAATCAATAAGTATATTCATTATTTTTTATTATACTTTTTATTATAAATTTTCTTATTTTGATGATTTGGATGTCTTTTAGCAACTCTATTTGAAGAATATTTATTTATAGATTGTTGAAATTCTTTTTCTACATTTTCATCTTCTTTACTTATACCTATGGCTAACTCTTCAAATGCTTTCATAGCTAATTTAAGATTTCTTTTACCCTTAAATATCCTTTCACTTGCACTTTTACCTAAAATATTATCCATACATTCCGAAACTATAATTACAGTTTCTCTTATAGCCTCTATCCTAGTTACATTATTGCTTAATTTGTTAAGTTTTTCAGGAACTTTTTTCATTTCCTTTTCTATAGTTTCAGATACATCTAAATCCATTGTATCTAATTCAAATTCTTCGCCTAAAATCTTTATCATTACTTACACCCCTTTAATTATTCTGTTTTAGCTTCAAAACCTTCTGTAAAAGTCTTAGTAGATGTATCAAAAGTTCCTACTACTAAATCTCCCATACCTAGTAATTTTCCTTTAGCACTCATTTCATTGTCTTTAGCTTCAAAATCGTCTATAGATACAGCTATTTTAAACTTTCTAGCTCTAAATCCATTCTCGGTTTTTGCAGGCTTATCTAAATCTACCTTTATATATTCTGTTTCAGCATCTGCTCCAGTTTTTTGAAGTTCTCCAATATCACATATAAAATCTATAGCTTTTTCATCTCTTATCTGGTCTGTTTCAAACCCAAATTCAGTTTCATATCCTGTTATACTTGTTGTTGCTGATTGTTCATTTATATATTGTTTGCTTTTTGTTTTAGCACTTGGACTTTCATTAAGTTCCGTAAATCCTGTACCCATGAAAACAAACTCCTTACCGACCTTTAAATAGTCAGCTACTATTTTTCTCTTTCTTACAGCCATTTTATCTACTTCCTTTCCATATAAATTAATTTCATTTGTATTTGATATTGAGCTTTGTCAATATCTGTTTGAAAGGCATATCCATTGCTTGTTAATTCTATTGATAAAGCCTCTTTATTATCTAAAATAGGTAAATTTCCTTCATTATTGTTTTTTTCAATCCACTCTGCAAATTTTTCATAAAAATTTATATTCTCTAAGTTATTAAATATATCTTCGCCATAACTTTCTCTACTTGCAAATATAAATTGTTCTTGTCTTTTACTAGATCCATCAACATACTTTTTTATAATAGGGTTACACGGAACTTTTTCTATAGAATATGTAGTTGCTTCTGAATCTAAATAGTCAACTCCTATTCTTACAGCTCCATTAAACTCTTCTAAAAAAGGGCATTTTTTTATAAATTTTCTTATGCTCTCTATAATAGTCATTTATTTAGCTTTCCCTCCTACAAATGAAGCAACAGACCTTACAATTTCCGGCCCTTTATCTGCCCACATTCTTTCAATCCATCGCTTACCTCTCATACCACCTTTATTCGTACCTTGTTTTCCATTTCCTGAGTTGTTGTAGTACTGTTTACGAGCATAAGGAGCTTTATATTTAATTTTTCCATTTGAAATTTCTACCTGGATATCTTTTAATGCCCCTGTTTTAAATGGTACGTAAGGGTTAGCCATTCTAGCTACTTCATTAGTTAAAAATCCCTGGGCCTTTCCTCTTTCCTCAAGGTTTCGTTTAGCTAAAATCTTTTCTATTCCATCCATCTTAAAAGTAACATTAAGTGGCATTACTTAGCACCTACTTCCCAATGTTGTAAATATTCACTTCCAAAATCATTTTTTATTACACTTACTATAGTTCCAACTGTATAAAGACGTTCTAAATCTTTAAATTGCTTACCTCTTTCATATGAAAAAAGTTTAAAATCAACTATATCTTTTACTATAAAATCACCTTTTTTTAATGTGTAAAATTTATTAGCTTCTTTAATATCCAATTTATTAAATTCTCCAGGAGAGATATATTTTTTATCTTCTGTATTAACTGTAAATGGTATGAAACAAGTTATTTTATCAGCGCTTAATAAACCTTTATCACCTACTGTAACAGCTTGCTCCCCTTGCCAGTCAATATCATATAAATAAGTTCGTATATACTCTGTACGCTCCGTTTCCGGATTATATATACTATTAAATAAAGTCATATTAGCCATATTTACACACCTCTATAAAGTAAATCATTTGGTAAATATATGCTTATTTCTTTATAAAGATTTTCTTTGAAATTCTTTACCAATTCTTCAGAGTAAGAAACACTATGTTTACCTACACTTTCACTTGATTTAAAGCTTATTTCATCATCATATTTTTTTAATTTATCTAGAGATATACATATAGCCATTTTTATATCATCATTTAAGTTATTTTCATTGATTCTATTAAAGGTTATAGTATCTATAAATTTTCTAGCTTTAAATTCATATAAAGAAAAGTCCTTGGAAGATAATTTTCCTCCAAAGACTTCACTATAAAACTTATAATCTACATATTTATCCATAACCCTATCCTCTAGTTATTACTCTAGCTATAGGAACTAATCTATGATCTATATATTCCTTTGTCTTTCCTTGATTATTACATAATTCCCAGTTTGTTCCCATTTCTAACTCTTCATCTGTTGGAGATAAACTAGCCATAGATGCTTTAGTGAATGATATTCCAAAAGGAGCTAATACTTTTCTTTGTCTACTGTAAAGTGTAGTCTCTCCACCATTTGTTTTAGGATCTCTTGCCATTTCATTAGGTACTTTAGCTCCACAGTCTGTAAATTCAAATGCACCATCACCTAATACATAAGTAGTATACTTATTATAAGCTGGTACATAGTCTGACTGTCCTTCAGTTCCCTTCGCTTCTACATGTTCTACTGGCATATTATCGTCTATAAGAACAACTCTACCATTTAAAGTACCTAATGTTAAATCTCTTTCTATACCTTGTCCATCAGTATACTTCATATATGATATTAATTTTAAATTCTCTAAATTAGTTGATACGGCTGAATGCATTATTGATATAGAGAACTTAGCTTTATTGTCTCCTAAAGCCTTTTGGATTGCTGTATTTAAAGTAGTTGCAGTAAATACTTGCTCTTCTTTATTTTTAGATGTTGTTATATCATAAGTATGTTCATTTACAAACTTTAAGTTTTCCTTACCTGTCATACTAAAGATACCTTTTAATATTGATAATAATGTAGCTTGATCTACATCATCCCAGTATTCAGCAACTTGATCTCCTACTTGCTCCATAAAATCTTTACCTCCAGTTATATCATAACTAAAGTCAGTTTCTACCCAAGCAGCCTGTCTTCCCACTACAACTCTACTATGACTAAAAGTTTTTAACTTTTGTGCTTCTGCTGATGTTTTTCCATCATAGTTTTGTGCTTTTCCTCCTATTCTTCCAGTTATAGGTATAGTTGCATAGTTTCCACCTACTTGTGCGCTAAATAAATTAGCTATATCTTGTCTTTGTCTTATAGCTTTACTCTTTATAAGCTCATTTCTATTTAAGTTAGGTACTGTATTCATGTACTGTCCAAATACCTCACCGTTAAATATTTTTTCATCAAAACTTGGCATTGTCATTCCTTCTTTCTTTTATTATTTTTTATTTGTATTTATTTAAAGCTAACTTCCATATTTGGATTAGCATTTTTAGCTTGCATTAACTCACTTAGAGACTTTGTAGTTGCTCCATTATTACCTAAATTGGTACTCTTTGAAAATTGAATATTAGTATTTTGATTAGATTCTTCTGATTTAAATAAGAAACTTTTTGATTCTTTTAATCCAGTTACTTGTTCATCTAAGCCTGTAACCTTTCCATCTTCAGATAAAATAAGCTTAGATTTATCTATTAATCCAGTCACTAAATCAATATCTTGTGCTGAATCAGTTATAGCTAACTTAATAGCGTTAGTTAATTTTAAATCTTTAAGTTCTGCTTGATATTCTTCATCTTTCTTTTTATTATCATTTTGTAATTGTTCAATTTGCTGCTTTAAAGTAGCATTATCTCCGACTGATTTCTTTAAAGTTTCTAATTGTGTATCTCTATCTTTAACGTCTGTTTCAAGTTGCTTTTTAGCTTGCTTAACTTCATCAAATTTAATCTTTTCAACATATTTAGAACTATCAACTAAATCTATATCCTTATATTTAATTTTTATATCTTCAGATAACGTATTGTATTTATCTCCTAATATTTCACTTAACTTTGCCATCTATAATCATTCCTTTCTTATATTAATTTTTTGCATAATAAAAGCACCTACCATTTTTTATTAGTAAGTGCTTAATTATTATTGTATATATTGTCATACATCCTTTGGACTCTTCTTCCAAAGTCATTTAGGTAATAATCTTCTATATTTTCGTTTAATTCTATTCCTTCAGACATTATAACTTCATTTAATTTTAATAAAAGTATATTTACATCATCTGTAGATAAAAGCTCATCTGAATTTGAAAATTTTTCTTTTATGAAATCTTTCTCTTCTTTATTTAAATTTATCATTTTTACTTACCGCCTTTTTTCCTTATTGGGTTTGTCTGAATTAAAGTTCCCGTGTCTGGATTTATACTAACTCCACACTTATCTCCCGTCAATAAAATACTTTTAAAAACACCTTGTCTGACTTGTACTTCTCCTATTTGAATAGGATTTATTAACGAATCTATAACATCATCTAACTTAACACCTTTTCTCTTTCCAGTTTGTATATAGTTGCTATCTTCAAACTCCCCAATAACTCTATCAATAAAATGTGTTGAATAGTTATTTATAATTATACCATTTTTTGTAGTAATTCCAACTATATCTCTTTCAATTCTAAAAGCTATTTCTTTATAACAGTCATAACCTGTCAATACTGGAATATCTCCTTTTTTCACAGCATTTATATAACCATTTAAAAGCTTATATTCTCTAGGATTTGTTCGCTCTAATTTATCAAATTCTTTTTCACTTCTAGGTGGATTTACTACTCCTAATTCCTTAAGACTTTGAACAAATACCTTATTAGATGCCCAAACAGCCTTTTGAGATATACTCTTATTGAATTTATATACTTGAAGTCTATCCTTTCCTATAGGTATATTAGCAGCTTTACTAAATTCTCTATAATACTTCTCTTGTTGTTTGAGTTTAATACTAGTATTAGTAAATTCCTCTGTAAGTCCAGCAGCCTTATATCCTATTAACTGAGTTTTAGTTTTTCTTATATTTCTTTCAATAAGTCTTTGATGTTGGCTTGCTTCATAATAAGTATATTCTGTACCATTATAAGTAAATGGTGGGGGATCTATATTATCTAAATCTTCATCTGTATATGCTCTTGTACTTATTCCTGGAATAAAAGGGTAGAAACTATGTCGACAGTTCCATCCACCAAGTCCTGGACCTGTACCATACCCTGTACTCTCTATAAAAGGAGGATATTCTTTACTGTTTCCACTATAACAAAATACTTTACCTTGCCATAATGCATGACTTGGTCTTGTTCCAATGTGTGCTGTAGTTTCTACAAAGTCATTTCCAGTCTCTTTCATTCCTTCTAAAGTTAACTTTTGTGACATTTGATTAGATCCAGTTAAAACAGCCCTTCTAACAGCAACATCTATTCTATTTGCCGCTCCACTTTCATAATCAACACTTCTTATACCACTTTCACATAATCTATCTACAGCCTGTTTAATAGCAGTATTATAACTTGTTGAACCTGATTTAATTTGCATAACAGCTAAATCCATTGCATCATGATAGTATTTAGCTATAGGTTTATATACTACTTTTCCATTAACTTTCTGTGCAAATCCCATAGATTGAGTTAAGTTATATAGATCTCCTGAAGTTTGTTTTATAGCAGATTCTATTATATTGGCCAATGCTACATTTTCAGTTACTTTAACAGTATTTAATCCAGCAGCACTATATAATTCATTTTCTTTTGCAATAGAATATACACTAATATCATTAAATATCTCATTTACCTTTTCTTCAGTCATGTCTGATATTTCTTTAATCTTTTCTTTTATAAGATTAAGCGATATACCTATCTCATTTGCTCTTATAGTCTCTAGTTTAGCACTATCTGTTAAATTACCAACCTTAGCAATCCTTCTGGCTATATCGGAAATTATAAAATCTTCTAATTTCTGATATAAATTAATAAAATTTTCAGGTATAGATTTTAATTCTTCTGGAGTTAATGCCATACTATTCCTCTAGATCATCGAAAGGAGATTTAGTTTTTATGCTATCTTCAACATCAGGCATCATTTTTAATGCTTCTTCTTCAGATACTCCATATTTCTTAGCTAAATATATCTCAGGTCTTAATATACCAGCTGAAACATCATTCCTCATTGATTCTAATTCACTATCTTTATCAAGTACAAGTGAATCATCCCAATCAAAGCTAACATCTGTATCTATATCTATAGGACTTATATTTAACTTATATAAAGTTGCTAAGTCATTCATACTCACTATTAAATCTTTAAGAGCTTTTTCTAGAGATTTTTGTATATCTTTAACGGTTGAATAACTTCTTTGTCTAGATGTCTTTATCTCTGTTGCTGTCTTAGATACATCATTAATATCACTTAAGGTCCCATAAGCAAGCCCACAGTTAAACTCAACTTTTCTTAATATATTATTAAGTCCATTAAATAAATTACTATCTCTTATATTAGGATTAAATGTATCTAGATTCCTTTTTCCTTCTCTGTCTTCCCAAGGAAATATTCTATATAATCTTTCTTTACCTTTTGGGAGTTCATATGTACCATCTTCTTTTCTTACAAATAGGCTTTCAGATGCATTTATAGCTATTTCTGTTGCTTCATATTCCCATAATATACGAGAATATTGTTTATCTGCTTCCTTTATTAAATCACTGGCTTTAGCATAACATGATACACCTAAAGGACTATTAACATCTATAGCATTAGCCTGTGGTATCTTAAAATAACTAAATAAAGGTCTTGTGATATTATTTATTGTTATCTCTTCTTGTAATTGACTCCATTCTGGAACACTTGCTAATATAGTTCTTTTTCCTAGACTATTATCTTTTACAAGGTTACTTTTTACATATGCTATGTTCTTTATAGTGTAATTACCTTCTTTAAAGTCATGATACTCTAATCTAGTATACTTTTTATCCCCAATAATTTTATACTCTAAAAAAACTGCTGCTGTAATTTCTCCTATAGCATTATATGAAATAGGTAAGAAGTTATCTTGGTGAATAAGATCTATCTCTATATTTTTTCCATTAAAATAGGGCTTAAATATTAATCCACCTTTAGCGCATGCATATTCTGTATTAATTCTTAATACATCTATTAGCTCTTGATAGATTTCATTTAAACCCTCATTATTATTTATTTCACTTTTAAATTCTATAGTAGCCAGTCTTGCTAACTCATTAGCTATGGCTCCAGGAATACCTAATGGAACTACCTCATCATTAATCCAAGGGGGACTATTATTATACATATTGCTCCATAAGTTAATCGCATTGGCCATATTATCATTCATTGCAATTTCTATATTTAATTCCTTAGCAATATCAATTCTATTTAACATGTTATAAACCACCCCCTTAATCACTTTTTTTAATCTTGAGAACATAAATAAATACCTCTTTTTAATTTTTATTAGAAAAACAATAAATTAAGGTTTTATATTAAATAAATTGTATTTTAATTTATTTTTTTAAGTAAAATATACATATTAATTTATTTATATTAATTTTATCTAACTTTATTTATTTAATTTTTATATTTAGCTTAAAATTAACAAATTTAATCCTTTAATAAAAACACTAACAAACGTTGAAATTTAAACATTTTACTTAAATATACTTTTCAACTATACCTAAAATGCAAATTTAGTGGATAGTTAAATTTTACCTTTGCATAAATACATCTAACAACCGTCTTATATCTCTTTCAAAACTATATTCAAAAGCATCTAAAGTATCTATATCAGATGTACCATCGTCTAGTCTTTCATTTTTAAGTTCCTTTGGATTCCATATAGCTGAACATAAAGCATCTTTAAGCGTTTCGCAATCTTCAGTATACTTAAACCTACCTTGAGCTATTAACTTTGAAGTAGCATTTATCCTGTCATTAACACTAGTTTTCCATGCATCAGTAACTCTTATATTTAGTCCTTCTTTTATAGCTGTATTTCTTAAACCTCTTATTAACACTTGCTCTGCACTATCACAATAAGCAACTTCTGCAAATCCATACTTATGATTTATTTTTTTCACAAAGTTAGTAAAAAGTTCACCTAGTTTTTCAGGATCTATATCATCACCAAAATGTCGTTCGCTTGCTAATGTTATTAATTCTTTATATCCAGCCGTAATACCAGTCGCTACAAATGCGTGCCCTGACTTATTCCCTCCAAAGTCTACAGCTATTGTAATCTTAATTAAATTGGAAATTTCTCTATTAGATATAATATATTTCTTTGTATCATTAGCAAACTGTCTATATATAAGACCTTCTGCAATACATCTTTTTCCCAATATGTCTCTTTGATACCATATAGATGTTTTATCATACTGACTTTTAATCTCTTCTTTTCTTTCATCTGGAATATTAATATTATCATCTATAGTAAAATGTTGATAATTATATCCACCTTTTAAAGTTCCTTCTTCATACTTTTTCTTATAGTTATCTATATACTCTTTATATATAGGTGCATTTGGATTATCAGGGTTAAGGTCCCAAAATATCTTTCTTTTCTTAGCAGCTATAGTTCTGTTGAATACTTCTTTAATAGTATTATCATGGTGTAAATTTATTTCAGTTGCTATCCACATTCCATAAGAGTTACCCCTTATCTTTTTATAACTATCAGCCTTTGCCCCACCAGCAAATATAACTATTCTTTGTTTATTATTTGTTGCTGGTCCTTTAATATAAAGACATTCATTACCTTTAAACTTTCCCCAATGACTTTGCCCTCTAAATATATACTCTAATCCAAATCCATTAGCATCCCCTATATTTAACTTAGCATTAGCACTTGTTGAACCAGTAGCTAAATGGATTCTATCCTGTGTATTCTTTAACTCATGTGCAAAGGAAAATACATTATCTACAGTTTTCCCAGCTCTTACAGCTCCTTCTGCAAAGTTATATGTATTATTTGCACAAGCTCTAATATACTGTTTATGCTTTTCTGAGAAGTTAAAATTAATAGTTTTCTTTTTCTTAATTGCCATATATTTCACTCTCTATATCGCTAGTATCTTCTATTTCTTGATTATCACCAGTAAGTTTATTAGTTTGAGCTTTTATAAGATCTAGTCTAGCTTTTTGTTCTTCTGTAATTAAATCCCAGTTGGCATTAACCATAGACTCATATTGTTTAATTAAACTCCTTAATTCTCCCATAGCTCTGCTTTGAGCATTTAAGAATGTTGCTTGTCTATCCCAAGCAAATTGGAACTCATATTCTATCTTTTGGCCATATTCGCTAGTTTCTTCCTTCTTAAGTTCCTTTATCATTTCATCTTTTGTCTCAACATACATAATACGTTGAGCTCTTATTATTGCTGCATATTGAATTGTTATCTGCTCCCAAAGTATATCTAATTGATTTTTCTCTGATATTTCTTTCATTAAATCCAGTGTTTCTTCTGGCAGGTACTTCGAGAAAAAACCAAACTTTTCAGCATTTTTATTTCCTGGAGGCCCAGTAGCATTCTTATTTCCTGGCTGGCCACCTTTTTTCTTTTTAGAGCGTTCTTTATTATTATGGAGCGTTCCATTTAATTGAGACTCCCAACTATCTTTGTTCTTCCATCCTCTAACTGTTCCTGGTGATATACCTAAAATGCTAGCAATCTTAACTAAATCAATATTTCCATTGTATTCTTTATATATCTCATATGCTTTATCTCTATTCGGGCTTCTTACACGAGCCACATCACCACCTCACTTATTCGTCGTTTTGGAAAATAAAAAAGAACCTTTAAAAAGGTTCTTTTAAAATTAAAATCCTAACTCACTTACTGAATTTAAATATCCAATTATTATATTATAATCTTTTGCCATAAGACTTCTTCTACGCACTATCTCAATAATTTCCTTTGTCATATCAGGATATACTCCTCTAAGTTTTCCCTCTGCGAAAACTCCAACACTAGAAATCCATTGAATATAGTCTGCCTCACAATCTGAACTAATTCCAAATTCAATCCCATAATTATATTCCTCTGTAAATTTATCCTTAAATGAATTCCCATTTTCAATTAATTTACTTATCATAACTATCACCTCACTTTTAAGTATATAATTCTACTTAATTCGAGATTTTCCTTCTTTTATTTTTAAATATTTTATATAAAAATAGAGGTTTTTATATTTTTTTGTAGAACTTATTATCTAAAAGGAGGTGATACTATGAATTTAATTCCTGTATCTTCAAGTAGAATGAGTAAAGTTGGATGGGAAAATAATACTATGTATATTCAATTTAAAAATGGCCAAATTTATGCTTACGACAATGTATCTGAGTCTGAATATAAAGATTTTATAAACTCTCCATCTTTAGGTTCTGCTTTACATACATTCGATAAAATGCATACTTATAGACCTCTTTAATTTAATACTGCATAATACTACTAATCTATATTAGGTGTATTATGTGGTATTCCTGTAATATCTCTAGTAACCCTAATATTACTATCAGTTATAATTATATTTACATATGGATCATATTTTTCTTTTAAATACTTTACTATAGGCTTACACAAAACTTCTAATTCTTTTATTTTATCCATTTCAAATTCTCCTTATTATTTATTAATTTCAAAGAACTCACTAAATTCTTTATCATTAACAATAAATTCTATTCCTTTTTTATAAACCAAAACTCTGCTCTTGCTTAAGAATTTATATTCATAATTTTTACCCCTACCAAAATTGATTATTCCACCAAGCTTTTTACTTGCACCTGTTTTAATTTTACAATTACCCTTTTTGCCGACATCAGCATTATGCTCAAATTTAGTTTTTTTACTCATTTCCATATCAATATTCCTTAAATCACTTGGTAACTCATGAATAATCTTAATTACTTCATCAGCACCTTTCTACTTTTTCATACATTCATCCTTTTACACAAAATAAAAAAGCCAGGTGAGAAAGTCCTGACTTTTTTAAATGGATAAGTTGTTGTTACTAACTAATAAATATAGTTTATACTCCATACCGCTATAGAGTGCTCTTAAGAGCCGTAAAGTTATATTGGTGAGGGTTAAAAGGAATCGAACCTCTTATCTTCTAAATAAATAGCTATTTTACCATTAAACTATATCCTCACGTTGCTAGGATCATTATTATACCCTAGCAATTATATAAAAAGGGGTATTGTGGAATAAAAAATTATAGCATCTTCAATTTCCTATACTACTATATTAGCACCTTTTTATTTGTAAAAAATCTTCACTTTGTAGTTAAAATGTAGTCAAAGTGTTGGGTTTCATATCATATTCATTGAATAATGGTAATTCTTCATAATTCGGATATAACATCCCCATAACTTTATAAACTAATCTCTCTCTAATTTTATAGCAATGACTGCGATCCATATGTAATTTTATACTTATATACTTCATGTTATTTTTGCTTTTACTGTTATAGAATAATTTAAAGAAATTAGTTTCATTGTGGTCTAAGCAGCTTAATGAGTTTTCTATCTTCTCTTTCTCTATTTCTTTTTCTAGTTTACTTTGCATCAACTTAGCTATTTTCTTTTCTTTAGCTATAACCTCTTTTTCAACACTCCTAGAAATATTATAGGTTACACCTGTTCGTTCATCATAACTTATGGCCCCACAACCTCTATATTCCAGTTTCTCTTTCTTTATATCTAATTCTATATTACTTATTTGAGCTTCTAAAAACTTATAATTATGTAATCTTCCTTCTACCTTTTTAAATAGTTCTTTTTTTTCCATAAGCAGTCACTTCCTATTTCCTTTTAACTTATAATATCTTTCATTTCCTCTAGACATTTTTCACATATTAAAATATTTTTTACATTTTTTAAATCTTCTTTTGATCCACATAAAATACATGAATCATTATGTTTTTTTACTGTAATAGCTCCATTTTCACATACTATTTCAACAGGCTCATTTTCCTTTATATTTAACATTTTTCTAAACTCTTTTGGTATTACAACTCTTCCTAATGAGTCTATATTTCTTATAATTCCTTTATTTGTTTTGCCATTCATACTATCACCCTCCACATATTTCTAATGCTTAAAATTGTATAAGTAATCATTATACATACATTTCCTTAAATTTTGCTTAAGTTTAAGTAAGCTTTAAATTTCTTGTATTGTAACCTCTACTCTAGGCTTATCTGAAAAATACTTAGAAGCTATTAATTCAACTATTTGAGTATCATCTTTGTAAGCAACTTCATTTAAAGCATCACATATTACCTTTATAACATTGTCTGCATCAGGCTTTATATTGTGAGGTCTAATTTCTCCATTTAGCTTAGCCTGTTTTTTCTTTTTACTGTCACTTTTAGCTATTGGATAAAAACAATTTATAGCTATCTTTATAGGTCCTTCAAAATACATTTTGACCTGTGCTCTATACAATAACTTTATATAATTTTCATACATAACAGTTTGTTCTGGTGTTTTTATCCTTCCATAACTTAATCTTGGTCTTCCTTTACCTTGTGGCTTACCATCTATCGTAAAATTAACTTCCATATCAACCTCCTAAATCTTTTATATTTTTTGAATAACTGATTTATAACTTCATATAATAGAATTATCTTCTGTGTATGATCATCGTGTACAAGCGCATTTATCATTAAAGGCTAGATTAATTTCTAGTCTTTTTTTCTATATAAAATGTAAAATTTACTTTTTTATTCAGTCAATTATTTCTCTTTAGGTTAACGAATATTTATTTTTTTAAGAGTCAAACTATTCTAGAAAGGTGGTTTTAATGTGAAAAAGAAAATAATTGTACTTTTATTATCTTCATGCTTTTTATTAAGCCTATCTAGTAGTGTTTATGCAGTTAACCTATTTAAAGAAGGTGTCTATAAGGTTGCTGATTTAAACTTTTCTGAGGATAACAAATATATAGTTCAAAATGTTTCAAAAACTGAAGGAGCTTATCTTCAAGTATTTGACGAGAATCAAGTTTTAGTTCAGTCTATTAGATTTTCTCCTGATTCTGAAAAGTTTAATTTAGTTAAAATTAGTCCTGAGTATAGAATAGTAATACTTGGTGGTGGAAATATTTATATCTATCCATCTTAATAGTTTTATTTATTGAAACTACCTAATTAAATAATCTACTAAATTAAAGGTGCTCCAATTGGGCATCTTTTCTCTTAATTTAATATCTCCACCTCATAAACTTTAGATTTTATTTTTCTTCTTCAACTGAATTAGATTTAATCCTATTAAAATTTATAACTATTCCTCCTTATTACCACCTTTAATCCCCCAAGCACTCATTATTTTATCTGCACTTTCTGGAAACTTTACTTTTCCATTGATTTCTAATCCACATATGCACTGTGCCAATGCCATATAATTTGGATATGTTTTATAATCACTTGGTTTAAAGAACGTTTCTTTTACACTTGGTATACTAGCTTCTTTTTTCATAGTATCAACTCTCCATAAATTTAGGATTTAAATAGTTCTTTTTCATCTTATTAAAATAAACTTCTCTTATTTCTTCCATATCAAATCCTAGTGAATATACAAGCTCTACATACTTAACTATTAAAGTATCTAGCTTATGCTTACCAAACATCTTTCTCCATGGTAATGTAGTTATTTTATAAGCTATATAAATAAACTGGTTCTCTAAACTTGTTGTTTGTGTTTCTTCAACTGATGCAATTAAATCTACATCTAATTCATTTGCTAAGTTACCTAAATGACTTAACAAATCTGCTAATTCTTCTTTTATTCTATCTGGATTTGCAGGTGACCTATCCCACCACTTATGTATCTTAGTTTCATTTAATACTTCTACTAGTTCACTTAATAAAGCTAATGTAAGCCATATAGGAACTTCAAATTTGCTTTCTTGATACTTTATTCCTTCAACATTTCTCAAGTAGTCTAAAAACTTTTCTTGCTCTTTTTTCACATAGTTTAAATTTATAATTTTAGTCATTTCTATTTCCCCTTAAATTTAAAATCTTTGTTTCGTGTAAAAATGTATCTATGTTTATATTTATATTTATGTTGTATATAAAATCCAACTCCAGCAGGATTAAGTCCAAAGTTTTGTGCTGCTTCTTTCCCACTTTGAAACTTATGTAGTTCACCTGTTTCTATATCAAATACATAAGTTTCTTTACATCCATTTTTATTTCCAACTCTTTTTTTATTAGATTTTTTCTTTTGATCTCTTCTATTTTGTAATGCAATCTTTCTAATACACTCATCTACTGATAATCCTGTTACTATGCAAGCTAGTAATGCCATATAATTATCAGTAAAATCAAAATCACACATATTGGAGTATTTCACTCTACTCACCTCGATTTATCTTTTCTTGCGTATATTTGTATTTATAATAATCTAATCTTTTTCTTATAGTTAAATCATCTTGTTGTATAGATAGCTCATCTTCCCATACTAAGATTAGTTTATCTAATGTACTTTCAAATCTAATTGGATAGTTTTCTTCAAGGGCTTTAATTATGTATCCAGTTTTATTTGAAATTTTATCTGAGTCATAAGTTATTAATAGTTTTTCAATCAAGTAATATATATTTCTTTTTGTTTTATTGAATGTATCAACAATAGCTTTAATATTTTTATTATCTAGTTGAGGGAAAAATATAGAAACAACATCATCAGCTTTCTCTATATGTTGTTCTATCTCTATGTCTTTCTCTAACTCTGTCTCTATCTCTGTCTTTGTCTCTATCTCTGTCTCTGGTGGAGTTTTGTCGGGACATTTTTGAGACAAATGTCCTAATGCTTGTCCAGACATTTGTCCTAGAGCTTTCTTTTCTGCTTCAATCTTTTTTCTATAAGCTCTTTTTCTATCTGCCTCTGTAGAAGATGTACCTATATAGTTTTGTATATCTAACATATAAATAGCTCCATTATCCAAAACTTCTATTAATCCAAGGTCTCTAAATAATCCTATGGCTTTCTCTATAACTGCTACAGGAAACCTTGTAACATTAGCTAACATAGTTGAGTTATATGGTATCCTATCATTTACCATGAGTTTACCTTCATTCTTTAAACTCCTAAGATATAACTTTAAAAGTATATTCGAGTACATATATCCATCTGGCATACTTTCTAAAATTATCATCTCATCTCGTTCATAAAAATTATCTACTAACTTTAAATAATAATATTTTTTATTATCACTCAATTCTCTCACCTTCTTATATTATGATGCTTGAGGTAAGAGTAGATATTAATTCTCCTACCTCTTTTGTATTATTAGTTTGTTTCTATAGATGTTTGTCCATCTTCATCTTCCTTTATCTCAAAGTTAGCTTCTATAGACTCCGTTTCATCAAATACTAAACTCATATCTTCATCTATCTTTGTTTTAACAGTTTCATCTGAACTAACTGCTCTTTGCATTTCTATGCTTAATGGAGCATATTTTAAAAGTTGTTTTATAACTGTTTTCTTTGCCATTGCATCAAAATCAGTTTGCCAAGGTCCGTTATTGAAAGTTTTGCTCTTGTTCTTAGCATGAGTTAATATTTCATCCTTTGTCATAAATATAAAGCTATGTCCTCCAGTGTCTAAATGGTAAACTGCATAGTATCCTATGACTTCGCCCCTATCACCTTTTAGTACTGGTTCATGTATTAAGTCTTGATGTAGTCCATACTTAACCTCAAACTTGTCATTTTCTCTTACTTCATGTGCATATAAAGTTTTTATCTTCCCACTTCTTAGTGCTAATTCTAGTAACCCTTTGTATCCAACTTGAAATTGAACCTTATTTCCATATGGTATTAAGTAAGCTTGTCCTAAGGGTGTATTTGGCTCTAGTCCTAATTGTGCTGAATCCATCATTGCAGCTAAAAAACTCATAGGCTCACAATTTAAGAATTTAGGATTACTCCCAAAAGCAGTTAATGCTACCCTTTGGAATCTCTCACTTGACATATGTTCTGGTAAAGCTTTCTTTATTTGGCCTGCCATTTGTGTCATTAACTGTTCCATTGCTTTATTTGGACTAACCTTCTTTACTGTTGCTGCTCCTGTTGCTTTATTCGCTAATTTATTTTTTAAATCACTCATTTCATCTACCATCCTTTTTCAATTTATTTATCTTATAAAGTTCTCCTATATAATTCTTCTAAAAGTTCCTCTGTTGAAAATTGAGTTATATCTTTTTCTACAACTTTTACATCTTGTTTTTTACCTGTTATCAGTTCTCCAATAGTTACTCCTAATGCTTCTGATATAATTTGTAAAGTTCCAATTTTGGGTTCTCTGTCACCTCGTTCATAATTACCTATACTAACTCTAAAATTAACCCCTACTTCATTAGCTTCATATTTTTGTATTATTGATTTTGATTTACTGATTGAATCAGCTAATTGCTGTTGAGTAAAGCCTTTTTCTTTTCTGAATTTCTTTATATTGGCTCCTATATTCATTGTTTAGTAGCTCCTATTCTAAAAGTTCTTGAAGTACTTGTTTTTGTATATTGTGCTGCTATATCTGGCATTTCAGATTTAAGCTTTTTACTATCTATTGAATTTCTACTTGAAGTTTTCCAAGTTATTTTTCTATCACCTATTTTTGCAACTTCAAACTCCTCCATATGAAGTTGTATTTCCTGTTCTATCAGTTTCTTTTCAGTTTCTAAGGCTTTTATATCTGTGACTATCTCGTCATATCTTAAAAGCTTTTGAGGACCATCTTTTAATAAATGAAGTTCTATTTCTTGTCCATTTGACTTTTTATACTTTTCTTTTAAATATTCGGAGTAAGCATCTGATCCATCTGGCAAAGGAACTATATCTTTTAATATGTTCTCTTCCCAAAACTCTTTTTCTATTTGCATAAGATAGTCTATTGTTTCTTGATCTCTTTCTATCTTGTGCCATATAAACTCGCTATTCCCTATTAATGCTGCTATATAGCAATGTGTTGCTCCTGTTATGGCCATATAGTGTAGGCATTGTATTTCATAATGTGGTGGTACTCCATCTTTCCATTCTTTAAGTGCAAATGAATTAGTTGTCTTGCATTCTAAGAATGCTTTTTCTCCTACTATAGCTCTATCTATGTTAGCTAGTGCAAATGGATACTTTTCATTTTTAAGTATTCCGTTTACGTTTCTTACTTTTAGTCCAGTTTCTTCTGTAAATAATTCAGCAACTAATCCTTCTAACCTGTTACCTAACTCCATTCGTAATGATTTAATCTCTTGTGGATTCTCTTCTTTCTTATCCATATAAAGTTGGATTGAACTTTTCCAAGGATTTAATCCTGCTATTGCAGATGCATCACTCCCACCTATTCCTACTTGTCTACTTTTTAGCCATTCTTCTTTTGACATATTTTTTGTATCTGCTATAACCTTTGCATCTAAATATTTTCTGAACTTTTCATCTTGAGATAGTATTGCAATTTCGCTCATAATATGTTATCCTCCTATTAGTTTTTGTTTGGATTTAAGAACTCATTTTAAGTTTGGTCACTTATGAGTTCTTACTTTTTTTATACAATTTTTTTATTCTCCATATCTCTTTTTTCAAGCATTTCACTTGACCATGTAATTTTTCTTTTAAGTAGCTCTATCTCGGCATCTTTATAATTTAATAAATCATCTAACGCTCTAATTACACTGTTATTTTCTTTAATTGTATTTTCTAATTTAAATTTTTTATCTTCTAGTCTTTTTATATCAATTAAAAGTCCCTCTTGATATCTGTTGTATCTCTTTCTCGATACTGGTATTAAGTTCCTTAAAAATTTAAACATTCTCAATTCCTCCTATGCTTGTCCTAATTTATTTAAACTCAAGAGCTTAAGCCCTTTGAGCATAATATTATTTCTTAATCTCTAACTTGCCTTCTTTGTATAATCTTTTAGCTATTTTGTAATTAACTCTTGCAATTCTATCAAGTATATATTGAATTTCTTCTTCTGTTTGTTTTCTCCCAAGTCTTACTTCTGGAGAGATTATTTCAATAATTCCATGCTCTGTTTCTGCAATAGTTCCATATTCTGTTTCTCTTCTTTTAGTAGCCATAATTTCAACCTCCCTATATATAAATCATATGAATTTCTAAAATTGTCCTATTCTAGAATTATGCTTTTAACATCTATCCCTAAAGCCTTAGCTATCTTACCTGCTGTAGATGGTCTTACTGATATTTCATTGTTCAATGCTTTTGATATTGTTTGTCTTGCTAATCCTGTTCTTTCTGCTATTTCATTAATTGAATATCCACTTCTGACTACTTCTAGTTTTAATGATTTTAAGCTTAATTTAACTTTCATAGTTCCTCCTTAATTTATTTATAAAATATACTTGCCCTTTTCCAGTAACCTTTGGTGTCTTGCTTATACTTATATGTCCATCTGAGTGATTTATTGTAGTTTCTTTTATCTCAAATAATCCTTGTTCCATTGATTTTTGAGTTGGCATATTGTAATCTGCACCTTTTCTCTTTATTAAATATCCATTATTTCTTAACCACTCGAAAAATCTCTTTTGACCTGTATCTATTCCATTTTGCTTTAATATCTTTGCTAGTTCTCCTACTAATATAGATGTATGACTGGCACTTACAGCATCTGCAAATATTGCTTTTGGCTTTAGTTCTTCATTCTCTATTTGCAATTTATCTATTTTTTTATTTGCTAGTATCAAAGCTCTTGCCATTACCTTTTCTGGACTATTCCAGTCTTTCTCTACTTGTAAAAAATATCTTCTTGCTTGCTTTCCTTTATCACTTCTTTGTATCATTGCTATTTCTTTTGCCATATCAATTGTAAGTTCGTAGTCTTGTAATTCTTGTTTTGCTAGGGTGTTAAAAACTTTACGCCCTCTATAATCTTGATTTTCTTCAAATCCATATTGTAATTGTCTATTAAACCAATTATTGAATCTTTCTGAAACTTCTAAAAAACTATGTAACCCTCTAGCGCTTAAAATTGGTTCTTGATTTTCGTTAATTTCAATTCTTATTGGCATTATATTCTTATTCATTGTTTGTTCTAAATTGTTCATTATTTCACCCTCCCGATTTCTTGCATGATATGCAAGTTTTAATTTAAAAAAATATCTATTTTTTCTTCGTCTGTAAAGTTTAATATTTTTGATATTTTTTTTATTTCATCAATATAGAACCTATTCTTACCATTTATTTTATTATTAAATGTTGTTACACTCATTCCAATCATAGATGAAAATTCATCATATGTTATATTATTTTCTCTAAGCTTGCCTTTAACTTTATCTAGCTTCATATATTCACCTCCTTTTCTTGCATCTCATGCAAGTTATACTTTAATAATAATCTCATTTTTATTCACTGTCAATACTTTTGTGCAAGTTTTTTTCATTTTTGATTAATTTTTCTTGCATCCTATTAAAGTTTACTATAATATATAATTAAAATTACTATTTTAAGGAGTTGTTGAAATGACTGATTTCAATACAGATGTAGGTCTCAAAATTTTCAATGCTAGAAAAAATTTAAAAATGTCTAGAGCTGATTTAGGAAAAAAAGTAAACTTGCACGAAAGTACTATAAAGAGATATGAGGATGGCCATATAAAAAGTTTAGATATTGAAAAGCTGAAAGAGTTCGCAAATGCTTTAGATATATCCCCAGCATATTTAATGGGTTGGGAAGATGTTAATAATAAAAATGTACATATAAAAAATAAAGATACTATATCTATTAAAGAACGTAAATTACTAAATAGTTTTAATAATCTTAATGAAACTGGAAAGGATGAAGCAATTAAAAGAGTTTCTGAATTAACTCTTATTCCATCTTACATAAAAGAACAGCCAGCCTCTGACATAAAAACAATCGCTGCTCACAATGACTATTTAACTGAGCATGGTGAAATGGATAAAATTATACAAGACATAGAAGATATGGATAATTGGTAAAAGCTAGGTGAATTATGTGAATATATATGAGGAATTACAACAAGAGGCATATGAGAATAATATAATTTTAAAAGAGGTTGCTCTTAAATCTAATTCTGATGGTTTATATTATGATGGGAAAATTGCTATTAATAAAAATAGATTAACTTCAAATAAAGAAAAAGCTTGTGTACTAGCTGAAGAACTAGCTCATCATTATACAAGCTATGGAAATATATTAGATTTAGACGATATATCAAATTGTAAACAGGAATATAAAGCTAGATTGGTTTCTTATGACAAACTAATTGGATTGAATGGACTTATTGATGCATGGAAAAACCGTTGCAGATCTAAAGAAGAAATAGCTGAGTTTTTAGATGTTACTATTCCTTTTTTAGATGAAGCTCTTGAGTGCTATAAAAATAAATATGGTGTATCAGTTAAAATTGATAATTATACTATTTATTTTATTCCTAGCTTTATTATAAGTGAATTTATAGAGTAGATAAAAAAGACTAGTTTTAACTAGTCTTTTTTGTTTCGTATCATTTCTACTATATTTTCATCAAAGGTGTATTTTAAAAAAATCTATTAAATCTTTTATCATAGTACTGGCTTCTATAGATTAAAGAAATACATAGCTAAAGATCCAGTTATCATCGTTAAAATAACTACGTTGAAATAGTATATAATTGGATATCTTATTTTAGAACAAAATATATCTTTTTCAGACTTACATTTAATTTTCTTCTTTATCATTGAATCTTCATTTTTTACACTTTTCTTTTTACATGAATTTAGGCATTCTTTATATATACTTTTGTCTGATATTTTAGCTATATAATATAGTGCCATAAAAACTATATTAAACATAGCAAATACTACTAGTAATACTATAAAAAGCAATCTATATTTACTTATAACGTTTATATTTCCAAATATACTACTTATAGCTCCTAATCCTCCAAAAAATGTTACTACAATAGCAGCAAAAAGTCCTAAGATAGTTATTATGTTTGTATACCAATTATCTATTTCCTTATTATGTTTATCTATTTTTTCGGAATATGAGCTTAATTCATCTTTCATTGATAAAACATTCTCTGTAGTATTTCCAATTAAATTAGTTAGAATATTATTTAATTCTTGCTTTTGTTTTGTTTCTAAATATTCTAATCTACATATTTCTAAATCTATATGATTCTTTATTTTGTTCATAATATTAATCATTTTTTTATTATCATTTTCTTTAGCTATACTTTTTAATTTATTAATATTTCTGTATACATATTCTTTATCTTCCATATTTATATTAAAAACAAATTTAGCTATATCTGAATAGCTTATAGATTCCTCTTCAGATATAGCTTTTATTTTTTTATCTATAAAACTATATATTTCTTCAATATTTTCTTCTTTATCATTTAAAACTTTTTCTAATATCTCTTTCACTAAAAACCTCCATAAATACGATCATAATGTTTCTCAAAAAAATGTTTTATAGATTCTTTACTTATAATCTCGTTAGAGTTTGTATTTATCCAAGGTTCTTCTTCATGAGTTTTGTCAACCATATCCCAAGGTTCCATTTTTGAATAACTATCTACAACTTCATCAATTAGCCTTAAATCCTCTTCGCAAAAATGTTCTTCACTATAAATTATATTTTTCATTGAAAACTTCACATCTTTATCTAAATATAATTCACTATATTCAGTCTGTTTATCCGTAATCTCTCTATCCATATATTTCTTATATTCTGAATACACCTTAGGTATAACTGGTCCATGTCTCCAGTGTTCAAAGTCATCATCAAAGCATTCTTCCTTAAATTCTGTTAAAAATGCTGCTTGTACATAGTATAAAATTTTTTGTAATTTTAAATTTGTAACAGGATTACCATTTTCTATGGAATGGTTTATTATATGTTGAGATACTTCTATAACATTATATGCCATAAATGATTCCCCCTCTCTCTTTAGTAAATTATATCATATAAAAACTTTTTAGTAAATTTTGTAATTACTTTTATTTGCATAAAAAGAACATACTTTCGATTTTATATTGTCAATTACTTCCATATATTTTAATATAGTATTATATTTACTTAGTTAAAGGCGGCGATAAAGTATGAAAACTTGTATTTACTTAAGAAAGTCACGTTCAGATGAAGAAGCTGAAAAACAAGGCGAATTTGAAACATTAAGTAGACATAGATCTACTCTATTAAAAGTAGCAAAAGAACAAAATTTAAATATAGTAGAAATAAAAGAAGAAGTAGTATCTGGTGAAAGCATTGCTTATAGACCTAAAATGTTAGAACTTTTAGAGGAAGTAAAAAATGGTTTCTACGATTCTGTATTAGTTATGGATATAGATAGGCTTGGTAGAGGTAATATGCAAGACCAAGGACTTATACTTGAAACTTTTAAAAAGTCCAATACTAAAATTATAACACCTAGAAAAACATATGATTTAAATAATGAGTGGGATGAAGAATACTCTGAATTTGAAGCATTTATGGCTCGTAAAGAACTTAAGCTCATCACTAGACGTATGCAAAGAGGTAGAGTTAAAAGCGTTGAAGAAGGTAAATTCATAGCTAGTAAGCCCCCTTATGGTTATAAATTTGTATTCGATGAATTCGGAAATAAATCTATGGTTATAGATGAGGATAAAGCAGAAGTTGTTAGAATGATATTTGATTTATATGTTAATAAACATTATGGTGGAGTTAAAATAGCAACTCACTTAAACTCTTTAGGTCTAAAAACCACTACAGGTAGAACTTGGTATGATAAAGGTGTTAGAGATATATTAAAAAATAAAACTTATGCAGGGTATGTTGTATGGAATAAAGTTGAGAGAGGAAAAAATAGTTCTAAAACTCGACCTATAGATGAGCGTATTGAAGCCAAAGGAATTCATGAACCTATAATAGATGAATCTATATTTTTAGAAGCTCAAAGTCTATTTAAATCTAATTTCATACCTTCTACTAAACAGCATACAACTATAACCAATCCTCTAGCTGGTCTAATAGTTTGTTCGGAGTGTGGTCATAAAATGATAGCTCAACAGTCTACTTATAAAAATAAAGAGATAGTTAAATTTGTTAAGTGCTTAAACTGTGGTAAAAATAGAGGTGTCAGACTTGATATTTTAGAAAAAGATATAATCAATGAGCTTGCAGACTGGGTGGATGCTTATAATCTTTCAATTAAAGATTTAGATTCTAATGAGAACAAAAATCCAAATTTAGAATCTTACTACTCTATTATAAAATCACTCGAATCTGAATATCAAACCTTAATGAAACAAAAGGAAAATTTACATAACCTATTAGAGCAAGGAATTTATGATGTAGATACATATTTAGATAGATCTAAGATTCTAACAGATAAAATTGATTTAAATAGATCTAATTTATCTCAGGCTAAAAAAGATTTAGAAAATGAAAAAGAATCAGTGTTCTCTATAGCAGATATAATACCTCAAATCAAAAAAGTACTAGAATTATATTATCAAAGCAGTGATATGCAAGAAAGAAATGAGTTGCTAAAAGAAGTTATTGATTACATAGACTATAGCAGAGAGCCTAAAAAAAGAACTTCAAGGTTTAATATAAAAATATACCCAAGGTTAATAAAAAATAAGTAA